TCGACAGTGTCGATTCGCGTATTAAGCGCAACATCCGAAAGACCTCTCGCAGTGCCTTCCGCGTTCAATTCGGCTTTTAAATCAGAAAGGCTGCCGTCGTAACTTCCTTTTTCGGCTTTATTTTGATTTAAAACCTTTCCCATTTCAGCAGTTAACGCTTTCGTGGTTCCACCAGTGGTGAGGTCGTTAACCAATATCGTTGAAAGCGAAGTTTGAACTGTCTCAATTGCATCAATAATCTCCTGAACTGTGTCAAGATTGACATTGTCAGAAGCCAGCAATCCATTAATTCCGTTTATTTGGTTTTGCAAAATCTTCCCTTGCTCAGCCGTCAAAACCGCGTCAGTTCCGCCCGTAACCAAGTCATTGACCGATTTCAAGTAACCAATCAAAATTTGACTAAATTCATTTAATGGTGCGTAGCCATTCGCTTGACCTTTTTCACTTATACGCTGCAAATTTGTGTGCGCATTTGGGTCAATAACGTGGTTGTCAAACTGCGATTTTTCCGCTTTCGCGTTTAAAATCCCTTCCAATCCCGTAATTTTATTAGTCGGAATCGCCTCATCCTTATGCCAAAAGCTATCCATCCAAGCGTGAAATTGCGCTTGTGTTGGTTTCAATCCAGTCAAAAACCAGTTCTTTATTGTTGAAAGCGCTGTAGTAGCCATTAGTTCATTGGTATTAAAATATATTCAAAACTTAAATTTTGTACAACCCCTGATAGCTCACGAAGTGTTAATTTAAACGAGGTATTTGTTTTTTCGCGAACCATGAAAATTACATCGTTATCAGAATCATAATTACTGCTTAAGGACACCATAGTGCCAATTACCATATAATTATTAGTGCCAACGTTAGGAATAGTAACTGTGCGTATATTATCGGAGCCCGTTACGTCCGTTACCGCAAAAGCATTACGATGTAAAATAGTAACTACAGTTGGCTTATTCAAAATAAAATCATCCGCACCATTATTGGTTTGATTCCAATCTGATTTAACATTCACTTCAGCTCCTGCCTGAATAGTTGCGAGTTTTGCCGCAGCAATAACAAAAGCAGCAGCCAATGCATCAAACGCCACTTGATCCGCTTTTCCCAACAATCCAGCTGCAATGTCTTTCGTTGGAAATCCACGCTTAAAATCTGCCCATGTCATCGAGCCAGTCCCAACGCCAAACGTTACGTATCGGGTTTTTACCACTGGATAAGAATTATTGTCCTTAAAAACTAGATTCGTGTTTTCCTCCACAATGATCACCGAAGCCTGAACCCCGCCGCCTCTAAATTCAAATACTTCGCCATTGACAAACACAACGCCATTCGTGACGCTTCCTCCAACGACATCACAACCGCTGATGATAGACTGATTTCCCGCCAATGCACCAAGCGCGTTGAATATGGCAGCAGCTGTTTGCATACGTCCAAGAACCAATTGGTTCATTGGTAATCCGTTTAATAAGCCAAAATTAATACTGTTCATATTTGAATAATTTTATAAGTTTTGCCCGCCAAAGTATAGAACTCAAGCGTAGCTATTATTTCATTTTCTTTTTGCAACCAAACGGCTGCGGGTACAAAAACCACAAAGTCCACCTGTTCGCCTTGTGCTGTATAATCTAAATCCAAAAACATTGTGTCCAGAAAGAAGTCCAAATTCTCATCAGGTTGGTACAAATAATTTTCATCCAACACAGGCACTTCATTAATATAGATTCTGCGCAAATCATAGTCGGCAATGTCGTTGAGCGCTTTTCTTAAATAACATTTCTGACTGTTGTAGCTTATTTTGTTTAAGTTGAAATTACGCGTTCCAATAGTCCAATTGTAATGCAAACTTTCAACAGGCGAAACCAACGCTTTCACATAGCCAAACAAAACAGGCTTACGCAAAAATGTTGGCAGCAGCAATAAAACAAGCCTATTAAAATCTACCTTATACCACATAGCTAATAGTGTCAAAATTTGGAATAACAAAATAACCACTTACTGGAACGGTCTTTACCGTAATTGGTTGAGCGGGTAAATAAGCAAGCGTACTGTTGTCATAAACCCGAGTTTCAGCATTCACAATATTTGGAATTCGAACGCCGTCAACTGTTTTAATTTTTCTTTCCAAGTCAAATAAAACGAGTTCGCCATTAAATGGCAATTCCTTCATATATTCTAAAATGGCATCTTCCACCGGAAAGTTTCCGTTTAAAATACTCATCCCTTGAGCATTCAAAACAAGTGGATCACGAAATATTTGCAACGTCAATAAAAGCTCATCAGGCAGATTGTTAATCACCGTATATTTCACGCCACAATCGGCAATTTCATCTATATAAGCATCAAAGGCGTTCTTTTCTGCCAAAGTTATCGGGCTTAAAATCCCGCCTACTTCTTTCGCTATTTTTATAAATAACCGTCCCGCATTCGTCGTAACCGCCGCATATTTTACAATTCTTGAAGTCGCAATTTGTTCAGCTGTTAATAACGAATTATCATAGCGGTCGGAATCTTCAATCAAATTATAACCATATTGAAATTCGAGCGCCTTGGTTCTGTACCAACTTGGACGGTGCGGAAAACGCTCTTCGATAATGGTGGCGACTTCTTTTTTGTGGGTGTCGAAAATTTGTTCAAGTAAAAAAATAGAAAAGGACATTAAATCAAACCAAATATTTTCTAACGACAATAGCGAAAATTCAGTTTCAAACACAGCTCCTTGAACAAAGCCATAGCGAATTGCTAAAAGTTCATTATTCATAAATGAAGCCGTCATTTCCGTTTTTATTTCTTTTTTACTTCTCATTATCTTATTATAAATGTTTCTTCAATTTCCATCAAACCAATTCCAAAATCAATATTTATTATATTCTCATCATCAAAAGTGCTGTTGGTCGCAATTTTTGTGTTCAAAAAATATTCCTTGGTGCTAATGCCTAAAAATTCCGTTTCGCAAGGCGTCAATTCCGCACCTACATTCAATTCGTCTGTAATGGACTTCCCGTTTTTTAACGCCAAATCAAAAGCCGCTAAAACACTGCCGCTTTCTTGCAAAGCGATGTCAAACAAACTTTGTCCCTGATGTACGATTATCTTACTCATAAACCGAATCTATTTTTAAAGGCTTGTTTTTGGAAAATTCCAAAGATTTTACTTTCAATCCGTCGCGTTGCAAATGTTCCCGGATGCGCGACCTGAAACGCAAATAATCATCGTCCAATGTCAGTTCTGCAATCGCAACGCCTAATGTTGGCACATGCTTAAATTCGCCAGGATTCGCAATCAAAATCATTGCTTGGGTTTGGTTTTTGATTTCGCCAATTATCAACCCTTGCTCAATCTTTCCATCGGAATTGCGAAAGACTTCAATCTTCAAATCGATCTCTTCAGTTCCTGTCGTTCCATCCGTTAATTGGATTCCTCTATTTTTCATTTAATCGGTATTTAAAATAAGATTAAACATCAATTTTACATTATTTAAAGCCGTTATTGTCGAAGGAGCGATTGAACCAGGACCCGCCGGAGTGATCAGAACCGCCGCACTTATATTATCAATCAAACTATTGATCAAACTGCCGACATTGGCTTGAGCGTTTTTAATCGTCACCTTCTTGGTAATACCATCAACAATGAATTCAAAATCAGCATATTTATAATTCAAGCTATCAATTTCATTAACCTTCACAACCATCATCGAACTCAACGTTCCCGTTTGGCTCATCACTATTACTTCGCTTCCTACTTTTGGTTTAATAATCAAACTATCTTCGCTTTCGCCAATGGTTGCCGTCAACCTAACATCCGACAGCTCCAGTTCGTCTAAAAGTTTGATTGTGCATGTTGAACCCTCGACAGAAACTACAGTTGCTGTCAATGGCAAGTTTGGCGTAATCCCCAAAACATCCATTAATGCCTTCTTTATTTCTGCTGGTGTGTCCATTTAGTCTTCAGTTGTTTTTATTAAAGACAATAATTTTTCTAATGTTTGAACATACGGCAACTGAATTCTAAATCCATTACCAAGTTCAATCCAATATTTTTCTTTTGGATTTAATGAAAATCTAATCAAAGGACTTTTCTCATTGACATAGCCCCACGGAAAAAGACTATAACCCATTTTTAATAATTGCTTTTCGTTGAGTTCTGTTTGCTGTTCCATTATAAACTTACTTTTATACCAATTTTTACTGTCCTTTTTCCTCCGGATGCACTATATTCAGTTGTAACACCAATAACATAATACCTTCCCGTTTTATCGGGATAATCTTCATCTATAATCTTTGCCGAATAAGTGGGCTTCACAACTGGAATTAACCAACCTGTCAAACTTCCTTCATAACCATCGGCACTTCGTCTTATTAGTTCCGCATCCGCTATTTTTTGTAAATCGGCTGTCGCAACTGAACCAACTCTTAATTTAACCACATCGCCTCCTGTATTTCCTGCAGTAAAATTTTGAATTTTACCTTTTGAATCCGTACTTTCCACAACCACTTCAACCCTTCTGTCAATTTTCTTTCGATATTCCAATGCCGAGCTCTCGACATTTTCTTGCATCGAATACGTTACTTCGCCTCCTTTTTCTAAATAAGGCGGATGAATGTGCAATTCCTTTTTATCCGTGTTGAAATAAATGTTGGCTTTTGTTTCTTCAGCTAATTTTTTCAACACATCATAAGCCGTGGCTTGATGAATGACAAACTTTTCATAGCTAATGTCATAATCGCAAATCACTTTAAAACCTGGATTAATTTGGCTAACCAAACTTTGAGCGATTCCCTTCATCGTCACCACTTTCATTTCCTGATTTTTTACGCCTACGCGAAAAAGAAACAAGGCATCTTCACACTTAATTGTCAATGAACTATTATTGGTCAGCACTTCTTGAACATAGCCCACGAATTCCGTTACCAATGTTTTGTCATAGCCTAATTTTATCTTTACTTCCGAACCACGTTTGACCTGATCGCCAATGTTCAACACCTGATTCATCACTGCTTCAGGAAGCACGATTTCTGCCGTGTCTGCCAATGTATCGACTGATTCTTCAATCTTCAACGAATCCACAACTTGCAAGCTGTATATTTCGCCTTCGGTTTTAAACCGTATGTCCCAAATCATGTTGAACATGGCGTTTTCTTTTAAAATTCGTTTTCTCTAACCAATAGGCTGTAAGAAGAATCACTTGTTAATTTCAAATCGTAAGCCTGCACGTTTTCGCCTTTTGTAAAGGGAAAATTATAATCTTCCACAACCAATTTTGTAATTCCAGCAACCTCTAAAGGATAGGAGTAAATGAAAAGTTCTTTAGCAAAAGTCAAATATTCAAACAGCCGTTCCATATCTCTTTTTGGATAAGTATCTTCCGCAAGTCCAGTGGTAATTTTACCCATCAAAACACCCGTTACACTTATGTCAAAATCTTTTCGACTCCATCGTTCCTTAACCGTTCCTATAAGGTTGTCACCTTGCTTGGCCACATTCCTTTTCACAATATTATTCCCGCTGCCAAATGTGATCATTGGTTCGTATGGAAACAGCCATTTTACACCAGTTTCCGTAAAACTAAACGACAAAGGAAAAAACTGCTGGTCTTCCGGAACGGGAGCTTCAACTTCATTAATCGTGAAATCAGCGTTGTATTTTTGCTGTGCAATTCTGTCCTGGTCTCGAAGTGGCAAAAAAGGAATTCTAGGAATGTACCTTTTAGACATTTCGTCTTGAACTACTTGTGTACGCTGCAAGATGCCGACTTTGTCGACACCCATTAAACTCGCAAAAACCAAATCTTTTTCTGTTAACATTGTTTTTTTTTACTAATTCGTCTCTAATTCCCCCTTTGGGGGCTAGGGGGCCTAGCCAGTCGCGGTTGACGCCATTGCCAAAACTCTTAATAATTCGTCTGCCACTTCACTTCCCGCTTTATTTGCCGTTTCTCTAGTCGAAACACTCACGTCTTTCAGTCCGTTCAATTCTTTGATATTTATAGTGATATAGTTGTGTTTCGTACCACCAGTAGCAACGGCTTCGTTAGATTTTTTTGCACCTTCAGCACCTTCAGCACAGCCAGAACCACTCTCGCTATTTGGTACACCAGGAACACCTGGTTCTGCAATTCCTCCTTCAGTAATTGCCGTTCCGTCTTTTTTAAATTTAACGGAATCATAAGCTGCTTTAAATTCCATTGCAGCACTAACTGTCGTAGATGCCGCCTTTTTATATCCATCTTTTATTGATGCCTTTCGGTCTTCGACTTCTTGGTTCAACTGTGCTATTTCGGCATTATTGGCTTTTTTATCGCCAAGTCCTGCCATATTCTTAAACTTGAGCCAAGCAATTTGTATCTTGTTAATCCCAATCATTATTCCGTTAACCATCAAATTGAAGCTTGCTTGAACGCCTTGAACATAAGCCATAAATAACAACTTTGCCCCATTTACCGTATGTTTCCAAGCTTTACCCCAACCTTCTGTCGAACTCACTACATAAGCTATTGCAGCAATAAGTGCCATAATGCCAAGAATTACAAGAAATATTGGATTTAACGCCATGACCACATTAAAGGCAGCCTGAACTCCCGTCCAAATACTTGTAGCAACACTGACCGCTCCACTCCACAAAGCTTGCATTTTAGTCGCGTTCGTTAGAAATCCCATAACCTGAAAAGCTCCTGAAAATATCGGAAGTAAGTTGGCAAAATCCCGACTAATATCGCCAATGACGTTCGCATAACCTATCCAGCCATTTGTACCGTTGAAAAGCGATATTTTAAGATCATCCACCGAAGCTTGTAATTTTTTATTCTTTTCCTCTTGCGACTTCATGACTGTTTCCGCTTGTTCATAAGCGGTATTCGTGCCTTGAACCGCCGTTGTCAATCGCCCCATTTCATCCGTGTTCGAAATCAAGGCAATTGCAGCTGCGTTATTTTCTTTACCAAACAACTTCGTGATGAGTGCCTGATCATTCATTATATTTTTAAGTGGCGAAAGTCGGTCTTGTAAAGATTTGCTTCGATCCGTTAAATCAGCGATATTCACACCCGCACCTTGCAATTCCTTCTGAACATCTTTCGGTAAAAATCGGCCTTGCGAAAGTGTTGCTAAAACATTACGCAAAGCCACACCGCCTTCGGCACCTTTCTTTCCGTTTTTGTCTAAAACTTGAATAGCGGCATTGGTTTCTGCAAAACTGACATTTGCCGTTTTTGCCGAAAGTCCCGCCTGTTCTAATGCTTGTTTGATTTGTGGCAGCTCTGCCGATCCTTCTTTGGCAGCGGCCGACATCACGTTCATCATTCGCGCCATTTCTGCCGATGCTGCCGTTGGATCGGCTAACGAAACTTGGTACTGGTTCATTGCTGTTGTCAGTACCTCGGTTGCA